AGATTTACGTGGCAATCAGCCTGAAAGTTCCGCTGTATGCGGCTACCTAAGGAGTAATGATGGGTGCTTATGATGGTCAAACTGTCAAAGCTCTAATAGAGGAGCTACAGGAGCCTATTAAATCCGTATTGAGAAATATCGGGAATGGTAAGCTTACTCCTAAAGATGCCTATACCTGTCTCAAAATTCTCCGTGGTTTTTCTGAAATAACAGCACCAACCGAGGACAGTGTTACTCATCCTAATGCCAAAATAATGGTGAGAATCAGGGATAGAATTTACCAGCATCTTGACCCAGATTTCCTAGCATCTTACTGGTTTATTTTTGACCGTATCTTTACTATCATCATTATTAAGGTATTAGATTATGATTGACTTTTATGAAGGATTAGGAAACTATATCCTAAGTGAAATGTTACGTGAGGGGCTGGGTATTTCCTGGGCATAACAGACCATCATCAACATTGTGGAATACAATACCACCAAACACTCGTATACGTCTAGTAAAGGCAATAACTTCCGCGTATGAGGTACTTGAGGAACGTCAGAGAGTTATCCGTGATAAACTTGGTACTGGTGAGGTATCTAAAGGACACCTAGCAAGTCGCTTTTCCCAATTTATCAGTAGAATCCTTACCTCAGTGGAAGTAGAAGTAAAGGCATGGGAGGAATAATGAAAATAACCTACGGAGAAATCTACTACTCAAAAGATGGTATCCAGTCGCTGGTTAAAATACCAATGCCAGTGATAACTAGTTTTAAGGTTGCAAAGTTGGCTAACAAACTCTCAAAGGAAATTCAGATAATTTCAGTTGAGCAGGACAAACTTATCACATTGTATGGAGAGCCTGGAGCAGATGGTGTAGCAAGTATAAACCCGAGTATGAATGGTTATAAGGACTTTGTTGAAGCAAGGAATTCCTTATTTGACCAGGAATTGGAACTGGAACTGGAGAAAATACCTCTGCCATTATCCTCACTGATAAAGTGTGAGAAATGTGGAGAAGTCACCAACGTAGAATTGAAATTAGAACCATCGACCTTCATGTTATTGGATAAATTTATAGAGGTAGAAATGCCTACCTCAGGGTAGGCGTTATTCCTCTCGGAGAGGGGGGAGTTGTTGTTCGGATAGCTTCTTCTCTCCCCCTCTCCACCAGGAGGATAAAATGGACACAGTTTATGGTACATGGCAGTCAGTGGAGATTGCAATATCAAATACGGATTCCGCTGAATTTGACCTAGGAGCCACATTCTCTCATGTACAGGTTTATAATCCAGCTCTTGATAATGCTACAATTACAGTTAAACCAGTTAGAGTGACTGGTGGAACAGAAGTACAAGCCTATTCCTTTGATGCCGAGGCAACAGGAGATTTTGTCAAGACCACTACAGCCAGGGCTACTGCTGGTATGAGTGTGTTCCGTGACTTGCATATACAATTTGGTAAAATAATATGTGGTGCCAGTCAAACATCAAGTGCGAGAACTTTCAACGTCCGTGGAGTTAACCAAGCTTCACCTAGGAGGTCTTAAGATGCCTACACCAGTGGATAACTTAAATCCTCAAAGCTCATCGGAACAGTCAAATGAGGCTATCTCCCAATGTATACAGATTGAGATGGATAACTACCATAAAACAGGAATGATAGGTAATGCAAAACCGCGTAATGAGAGCCATGCTCGACAGATAGCTATAGCCTCATGCTCTAATCAGGCTTCTAGAAATTCAAGACCAGTGGGGTAAGATATGGCTTCGACTTTTAAGGTTCCAAAAAACAATGCCTATTCAAAATTATCTGCTTCGGTAACTAACATAGCTACTACGTGGAATGTTGATGATGGTGATAAATTCCCATCTAGCTTTCCATATCCGGTCTGTTGCGATTCTGAAATTGCACTTTGCACGGCGAGAACTGGCAATGCTCTTACCGTAACCAGAGCTCAGGAGGGTACTACTGGTGCGGCTCACCTCGCAGATGCTGAGGTATCTCTGGATATCACTGCTATATTTGTCTCTGACCTAAATACTGCGGTTAACTCACTAGAGGCATTAGTACCTAGTGCCGCAGTATTAGAATCAGACTATAACGCTAATACGGTTCTATATGCTACCTCGGATGATACTCCAGTGGCATTGACAGTAACCGAACAGACACTCGTTGGTCGGTTGACAGGTGGTAATGTAGCTGCCATAGCCATAGGAATTGCAGACAACAATATCCTACAAGTAGATGATGCAGATGCCGCTGATAATGATTATGCCAAGTTTACCTCTGCCGGTCTTGAGGGTAGGTCATATGCTGAATTACTGGCTGATGTTTCCCCGCTTACTACTCGTGGGGATATTATGTTCCGTAATGCTACGGTGTCTACTCGTTTAGCTAAAGGTACTGATAACACTATCCTCGGCATGGGGGCTAATGACCCTGAGTGGAAGACACCAGCAGCCATTCTTGCTGATATGTCGGGGCAGGCTTCTGGAGCATTTGATTTCAATAGCCAGAATGTTACTGGTATAGTTGCCTTGTCTGTGACCAGCATAGGAGCTTTCCAGGTTACTGGTAATGTCACTTGTTCTGGAGCAGAGACATTTGATGGTAGAGACTTATCTGTTGATGGAACCAAACTAGATGGAATAGAAGCCCTAGCGGATGTTACTGATTCTACTAATGTACTTGCCTCTCTTGTTGGTCAAGCATTGTCTGTTGCCAGCATAGGAGCATTTCAGCTTACCGGTACTTTGGACGCTAATGGTCAGATTATCTCTGGAGTCCATCAACTCCAGAGTCTCGACAGCATCTACACTGTTATAAGGAGAGATGCTGGTTCCGGTTGGATATTCGATGTCAAAGCTGCCGGTGCGGGTTCTAAGCAGGTAGTAGCGTTTGGCGGTAATACAGATACTCCTGTTGTCACATGGCTTGCTGACGCAACGCACCTTAACATCAAGCTGGGTGGTGCTCTGGATGCCAACAGTCAGAATATTACTCAAGTTGGTCTTATGGGAATAGATGGTTCTTCTGTCTATACTCGTGCGTCCATCTACGATAATATCCGTAAAACCTTGACCGATAACAGCGATTATTATAATTTTTATGTGGATAAAGAGTACGTCAAAACATCAGCAGTATTTTCGGGATGGGTGTACAACTTTCAGGCAAGAACGACAATTCATACTGACAATACTCAGAACTGGACTTCTGCTCCTGGTTTAGTTGGATTCCATTCCGCGCCTATTATTAATACATCCTCTACTGTAACTGAGGTAAATGGATTCAGATTCTATCCTGCTACTGGAGCTAGTGCCGCGGTAACGAACCTTATCGGACTTGAAATTGATTGGACACTGCTTACTGCTAACCGGCAAACTAATGTTTATGGTATTCGTGTAAACAGTACTAATCGAGCTTCAACTATAGGTGTAGGAGTTGCCATAGCAGGAAACAATTGGGATACTTGTGCACTTTGGTTGAGTTATTCTACGGACGAGGTTGTTGAGGCGGGAGGAATAATATTTGGCAGTAGTAAAGACGTAAACTTATATCGGTCTGCGGCTAATGTCTTAAAAACAGACGATACATTCAATGCTGCCGCAGTTCAAGTATCTGGGACAAAGGTAGTCGGAGCACAGCAAGCACATATAGCTGACGCCGATGGTACGCTGGCTGATATAACTACAAAATTTAATACCCTGCTTTCATACCTTGACGCTGATGCAGGTCATGGGCTGTTGGCAGGGGTATAGGAGAGTAATATGGCTAAGATAATTAAGAGTATGGTAATTCAGCTTCAACTAAGTAAGGACATAGCGGGTGAGATATGCATAGATGCAACCGCACATGTAAATATAGGTGCATCTGAATATCCGGAGTTTAATATGAGTCGTGGGATTCCCTTGACCCTCACAGATGCTCAGGAAAAAGCTGTCAAGAAATTTGCTAAGGAAAAGCTTCAAGATATTATGGTGGATAATAATGCTGAAGATGCTATATATGTTCCGCCAGAGGTATAGTGAGATAGTCAAATGGCTATAGGACATAATCGTTTTGGTAGAATCCGTTTTGGTGAATCCTTATTTCATATGGGTGTGCCTGGCACTAACCTTATCACCAGGGTTTATACTACAGCCTTCTACATTATGAGGTCATACACCACTCAATTCTACAAGATGATAGGATATACTAGAGGAGGTTAATATGGCTGAGGAAGTGTTCAAGTTTAATCAAGGTGAGACAGTAACTCTCTGGGCTGAAACAAGAAACCAATCAGACACATTAACGGCTCCTAGCGAGGGTATAAAGGTCACAATTACAGACCCGGATGGCACTGAACAGGTTACTGAGGGAGCTATGAGTACGGATGATACTGGTATTTATTACTACTACTATACGATAGGTGCCTCAGCTACTCTTGGATTCTGGCAGGCCCGCTATAAGGCTCAGAGTGGTACTGGTGGAAGTGCCAGACTGACCTATGTTGATGGAGGGTTTGAAGTTGTCTCGTAGTCTTAATGCCAATTTAATCACAGCCCAACAGGCGGCTTCAAGGACGCCTTATATAAGGCTGTACCTTGCTAATAATGGTACCAACTATACTTATGAAACCTCATCCTCTAACCGTATAAGATATATACAACATAAAGAGGAGCCATATGGTGGGTGGGCAATCATACATCTACGGAATAATGATGGTGCTCTCACCTCTAATGATTACAGAGGTTTCATACTAGACATAGGTTGGGGTCTAGTCACAGATGAGCCGGCAAATAGGTATTCAAATGCTGCTGACCTTACCATCTTTGTTCAAAGAGATGTGGCATATGAAGGTGAGTTATTCACCGAATTAATAGCTTGGTCCAGGTGGGCTAAGATAATGAATAGTTGGGTAATTCCCGCTGGTGTTCAGGTTAACGGCACAATTACAGATGGTTCTGCTTTTGTTAATGGTGAAACTATTACTGGTAACAACTCATCCAATACCGGCACACTAACATTAGTAGGTACTAACTATATAGTAATTACAGGAGCATCAGCATCAGATTTTACCACTTGATACCATACTGTCAGGTGCTACAGCCTCAATCACCAAAGATAGTGTAGTAGACCAATCAGCCGCTCCTCCAGTTTATAGGAGTACAACCATCCAGAACATTCTTAGCTCCATACTAGTTACTCCCAGTTTAGTAGATGGCATCACCCTAGACGCTGACGACCCAGAATCTACTATAGGTGGAATATCACCATCTCTTGACCTAGCTATGCTGACCAATACCAGACAATTGACTAGACGGTTAATAGATATGAGTAGGTGTGGAGCGAGGATTGAAGATGATGATAACCTACATATCCTATACCTTGACACAGCCGCCGTCGCAGATATAGATTATGATACTACCCATATAGCCTGGATAGCAGAGCGTGAGCAAGCTATTATTATACCTAACACCGTATTGTTTTTGGATGCACTACCGGACCGGGCTAAAGGTAAGACTTTCTCATATAGTGGGTCAGCTAATGATTCTGATTCAGTTACGGCTATTGGTACCTTTACTGCGATACAGGTAGATGAGTCTATTATCTCAAACGCTGATGCCGCTGCTAGAGCTACCTCATGGATAGCCAAAAAAGTAGCTGAGGCTAAACAAGGTTATTACACAGCACCTATGCATTGTGGACAGGAAATCTATGACATGGTGCAGGTAGTAGAACCTTGGGGTGCGGTTACAGCTAAGGGTCGGTGTGGGTTAATAGAGAGGATATATGATTCTGAGGCTGAACGGGAAGAACAATATTCTATTAAATTTACACTAGGTGGGTTAGTTTCTGAGGTTGGTGAGATGCCAGGCTTTCCTGGTGTAGAGGGTATGGATGATGATTTAAGAGATTTAACCGACCGTGTAGACCCTGTCAAACATGACTTACCGAGCCAAGTAAATGCATGGGAAATTCAACCAGCCTTACTCCCAGCCGCAATAGATATTGATTTTGTGGTAACAGACGATGATGATATTAGCTGGAGTGCTGGTGGTACTGGAGTAATAACCTTTGCGGATGGTAGTACACTTAGCATTAATGCGGGGAATCTAAACCTAGCCAATGCCAATCCATACTATATCTATGCTACGATTGGTAGTGCCACTCTCTCCAATACACAATCATTCGGTGGTGCTATTGGTGCGGATAAGGTATTAGTAGCTTTTGTCAAGAAAGGTGCCACTACTGACCAAAAAGCGTTGGTGGTAGTAGGTACTACAGGACCAGACCTATTCATTGATGAATTATCGGCTATAACTGCCAACATGGGTGTATTAACCGCCGGTGAGATTCATGTAGGTACTGGTACATGGGGAGCTAGTTGGACAGGCTTTGGTCTTGATTCCAGTTATATTGCTGGTTATAATAGTGGAGTATTACAGGCTTACATCTCATCAACTGATGGTAAGTTCTATGCAGGTACTGGTAAAGTTATCCTAGATGATACTGGTGTCTATATAGATAACACTCCTGGGATTCCTTGGGGACAGATGAGATTCCACATTGACTCACCTTCAACTACTGTATCTTTATACCTTGATACTGATACCTACCTTACCACAGGTACCGGATTAAAGAGTGCTGGTCTTTTCTCTGCTGGTGGTGGTCCATTTGATATAGGTAAGTCAGGTACTAAATGGAATATTCTCTATGCCACCACTCTTGGTGCATCAGGTACTTATATAACAACTGGGTATATCACCACTATCTATACAGCTAACCTCTACCCAACAGGCTCAGCCATTGGCTTATATGGTGATATATGGCCTATTGCAACTAATACTCATGATTTAGGTTCTAGTACTTACCGCTTTGCTGATATTTGGGGACAAAACTTATACCTTACAAATCTAATTGCTAACTATGTTGCTCCACAAGGTGGTGATTCCACTGGTGCTATTGGTCTTACTGGTACTAGATGGGCCGATGTTTGGGCTGACCTGTACAATGGTGCAGATTACAGTATGGCAAATGGATGGAGAATACTTGAATCAGAGCTTTACCATGGTTACCCAGTAGGCTTTGCAATAGGTTATAATGAATTATGGGAAGAGGGTAAGTCTATTTGGAAACATCCTGAAAAAATAGGAAATATCAAACCAATATTTGCAGTAACTAATGATTTTATAGAATATCATGGTTATAGGATAACTCCAGAAATATTGAATAAACTACTCAAATTACTTGGAGGATAACATGTATCTTAACGATATGTTGAAACAGGTAAAGATAGACTTAAAGGATGACACCTCATCTTCTAGGCTATGGAAAGACGATGAGCTTAAAAGGTGTATCGAACGAGCGGTGACAGAATTATCCAAATATATACCTAGAGAATTGGTATATGAACTTACCACGGATTTTACCGTAGAAGATGAATCAAGTACAGCACCAGCTGCTGGTACCTATCTTGCTCTAGATAATAAACCAATAAAACCTGACAGTGTGACCATTACAGATTCTGCTGGTGGCACCACCTATACCATAGATACTGATTACATCATGGACTATAATAATGGTAAATACACTATAATCAGTGATGGCAGTATTACAGCCAGCGATTCCTTACTAGTATCATATACCAAGAGCAGGCTCGGTATAGACATATCCAGTTTATCTGATAACCTTATCCGCATTACCCATGTTGAGTACCCAGTTGGCCAAGTGCCTCAGCAGTTTGTTTCCTATGCCGTATGGGGTGGGTTTATGTATATCGGTAGTAGGAATCAGAACACCTCACAGAAAGAAATGGACGCTGATGGTGAGCATGTGGGTATTTATTATGAGGACCTACAAACACCACCATTACTTGGAGCTAATGGTACCTACCCAGAGCATATGGATAATACAGTTATCCTTGGTGCAAATGCCTATGCTTTGGAAATGAAATCCCTACAATTTGAACACCAGGCAGCAACCGATATAGCTAGTGCCAGAACCACATTAAGTAGCATCACCGCAGTTCATACCTTAGCCGATGCGGCTTTGGATAAAGTTGCGGTCTATTTGGAAAGCAATACTAATGAGGATGCTAAATTTTGGTTGACAAAGATAACTACAGACATAGCTGGGTTGAGAACAGCCTTCCTTACAGCAGTAGATGCCGCTAATGCCAAGATAGATGCACAGGACTTTTCCTCTGTAGCTACATACCTCGGCTCTGCGGTAACAGCATTGGGACAGGTTCCTACCAATCTCACTACTAATGCTGGTGGTAGACTTGGTGATATAGACGCACTAAAGGCAGCTTTTATAACCGCTGTAGATGCCGCCGCCACTCAGCTTGGTCTGGTTAATACCAACTCTATTGATAAAGCTACGACAGGTGCTGAGGCTTACCTCGATACTGGTGATGGTAATATTAACACCCTTAATACTGGTAAGGAAGTAGCTGAAAATTATGCTAACTACTCCAATACGAGGGTAGCTATTGCCAATGCCAGGACACAGAGTGCGTTGGGGTATATACAGGAAGGAGCCGCCCGCCTCTCTAATATGAGAGATTATATTGACCAGGCTACTACCTATACTGGTATGGCTAATGGATTTATTGGTGAAGCATCTCGTGAAGTGGATATGGCAGTTGCTATTGTAAATAGGGAGGTAGCATTAGGTCAAGTGAATCAGGTATATATCATGGAAGCCAATGCTCGTTTGGATAATCTTCGTACCTACATAGAGCAGGCAGCAGGTTGGGTAGCAATAGCCAATGGCTTTGTCCGTGAGGCTGAGGCCCGTATAGCCGAGATTGATAGATATATCACCACAGCCCAGCAATATGTGGTTGCGGCTGAGCATGATATTACACTAAGTGATAGGTACAGGACCGACTCAGACAACCGATTCTCTGAGTTCCGTAATATCCTCAAAGATAGAAGGGAATATAGGAAGAGAATATCCGGAACATCAGTGAGACAGAATCCTTAGAAGGATTCGGATGAACCATTGTTAACTTCCTATCTCTAATTATTCCCAGCGTTCCAGATATTTAGTCTCCGTTGGACTATAGAATGGCCCTATACTTTCAGCTACCTTAAATTTCTCCACCGCCACATACTCATCTATTACCAACTCATCATGTACCTGTAGGGCCAGGTCATAATCCTTAAATAGTATAAGGAATTTCTTTAACATATCAGCGGCCGTACCTTGTACCTGATAGTTAATTACCTTCCTCATCCTTGAATCCTCATCATCATCATATGGGGAAGTTATGAGCATATTACGTCCAAACAATGTAGTGGTATAGGTACGTCCCTGTCTCACCATCTCCTGCCAAGTCTGTATGAAATCACCAGCCTGTGGAAACTTACTAAACCACATCTGTTTAAGTCTGGCACTGAGGATTCTATCCCTAATATGTGCGGTCTCCATCATGGTTTGGTCAGTAGCTCCATATACCATGGCAAAATTCACATTCTTGGCAATCTTCCTATCTATACCCATAAAGTTGGCTGTTTGTTGGTGAATGTCAGCCTCAAGATTCTTGCTACCATCAGGATTAAGTGATGGTAAACTAAAAATATGTTGCATCTCATGGTCACCTGACAGATGGGCAAGGATACGTAATTCTAACTGAGAGAAATCAGTGTCGGTGAATACACCAGAGTCAGGTAATAACATAGCTCTACCATTATTACCAGTGGGGGAGTTAAGTCCGGGTATGTTCTGCATATTCCTATCAGTAGATGATGGTCTACCTGTAGCTGCATCTAAATGGAAACGAGTATATGCTCTCTCACTCCTAGCCCATGGTTTTAAGTAAGTACTAAGAAACTTAGCGCGGTTGCGATATGTAAGGATAATCTTAGCCAATGGGTCATCCATCTGTTCCAATACGGCTTTGTTGGAGGAGAGTTTATTCTTTTTTCTATCAGTAAATGGTAACCGAGTAAATACCTCATATGCATTACGTTTGGCTAGGATATAAGACACCTGTTGTGATGAGCCTGGATTAAACTCACCTTCTTCCTCCTCACACATCTCATAGGCTAAATCTACTTCAGCAGATACCCTATCCTCCAAATCCTGTCTCACCTGCTGGTCAATCTTAATACCCCTATATGACATTCTAACCATAATAGGTATAGTAGCCATTTCCTCAAGGAAGTAAGGTATATTAGTATTACGTATTAATACCTGCTGTAGGGCATATGTAGCCTGTACATCCTGCATACATTTTTTAGCAGTAGCATCGAATGGTACATCTAACATCGTCCGTGCATTATGGTCTTTAATAAGCTGGGTAATACTACCTAACGGCTTCTTATGCACATGTTGTAAATCTTCTAAACGATTAAATCTATGTAACAATAGGCGGGACATGGCTGAGGTATCATGTACGTTCTCAATGGAGATTAAACCGTCCAGTACATAGGTCTGCAAACAAGCGTAATCGAATAAGGCATTATGCCATATCTTTATAATATCATCCCGTTTAAGTAGATGCCAAGGAGTAGAGGTTGATGGTGTAGGGAATAATGGAAAGTAGAAAGAAATATCTGGAGTCACAGCTATACCAATACCAATCGCAGTCTTCTCATTTAAGGAGATTGTTTCAGTATCCAGAGCTATGGCTGAAGGACTGTAATCAATTAACCAACGCCGATATGTACCGGCGTCTGGTTTCTCCTCACCATAATAGTAGAATTCATGTTCCGCATCGTAGACAAAGTACATTAAACTTTCTCTAGGTTTAGTCGTACTGTATTGAAGTCTACTATGGCACTAAGTTTAATATCCTTGTTATCCCTTGCACCTGGTCGTATAAGTAAAAACCCACCAATTCCATCTATAGTATCATATGTACTATCATTAATGTCTAAGGTTAGACCATTATCTAGNTTAAGAATTATCCTGTTGTCTGATACTGGTGTAATTTCCATTTACTATGCCTTCCTAAATATAATCACGTCCTCATCATCCACCACTAGCTTACCTTGACTCCTCGCTATGTTCGTGAAGCCACTACCAGGTACTTTCCACTTGTACCATTCAGAGGTAGCCCATCCACCTCTATTAAACACCCTCTCTATCCACTTACTCAAGTACACTCTCTTACCCTTCTCTATACGGTCTTTGATATTAATGGTGATGGTACCACCAGGCAGTACTGACTGCATCATTAGTTTATAGACCCGTTCCATATTTTGGTTATACATGAATGTATTGAGTTTGGAGATATTCCTTGGATTCTTAGAATACTCCATCATCTGTTGGTCCATTTTAACTAACCACTCGTCGGGGGCATCTTCTCTTTTTTCTCGTACCTTCCTAATATCCATCGCGCCCGCATATGGAGGGGAGGTGATAATATGATGGCAGGGAATGGGAAGGAGAAATCTATTATCACCGAGCAAGAGGGTAACTCTATACTCCATCTCTGGAATTTCCTGCACCAGATTAGCCTTATTTTTCTTTTGTAATTCATGGTATTTCTCCTCAATATCTATCAGGACAACATTCATGTCCTGCATAGAGGCAATCATTAGAGTTCCGGTTCCACCAAATGGGTCCAACAAGGTCTGCATAGGTTCAGCAACATGGTCAATAATAGCCTGTTGCATATTGAGGTTCATCTTAGCTGGATGGGACATAACCTCAGGGTCAAAGAATAGGTTACGTCTATCTTCTGTATCTCGTGGTAGTATAATCCAACCAGTATCTGGGTCTCTCGGTATTAATGGTGCAAATATCTTATCGTTCATCATTCCTCTCAGTTGAGGTTTTTGGCGGGTACCTGGGAGTAACTAGTATTGAAGATAACTCAGGTATGTCTGGTGCCTCCTCTACCACTATAACCTCTCCCGTCTCGATAAAGGCTGGACCCGGCGCGTTAGTGTCACCTATAGTAGCGGTGATTAAACCACCACCATCTCTCACTATCTTAAAAGTATCACCCTTCTCAATCGCAATGTTAACCTGATTTCCTGCTGATGTTTTCACCTGACTGATTATGTACATTTTTACTCTCCTTTTTCCTCCTTTGCATTGTATCTGCTATCCTCTTATTTCTCATACTAACTTACCTTGAGCCTCGGTTCTATATAGCATGATACCCCACCTACTATCATCTAGATTAAACTTTTTAACCCATCTATCATGACCACCTAATTCCAATACCTCTAATGATACATCCCANATTAGGTTAGATTTTTTCCTATTATCATAAGCATCTAGGTTATAATATTTTTGGTGAGACTCTGAGTGGTGAGTTGGACAATACAAAATCCTTTGTTGCATCCTACCATCCCAACCCTCACCGAATAATTCATGGAATTCTAGGTTCTCGGTCTCACAACATGGATATCCCTCATATTCCCAACAACACATACCTCCACAGTCTATTATTATCTGACGCCAATTCTTACCATGACGTTGTTTCCTTTTTACATCACGGGATTTCCTCAACGCCGTTTCTTTACTAGTATACACTATTGTATTCTCCCAATAGCCTTAAACAATTTATTTACTGAGCTAATACCTAGCCTCTTATTACCAACTAAGGTATCAGCCAACTCCTCAGCAGGTTGACTTATTGCATACCAGAATGTGCCATACCTATCAATGATGGCTTTAGCTTTAGCCTCACCTAAACCACCACCTTTAATCCCCATCAACGAAACTACTTGTGGGTTAAAGTCTGGAATATTTATCCTCTCCTTAATATAACGGCGGAGAGTAGAATGGTCAACTTTCTGTGAATTACCATATAATGCTACTAAGGTCATGGCTGTAGCTACATAGTCGAAGGTCTGTACTAATGTAACTCCAGCCTTATCTAGCCGATTAAACCATGCCTGCATACCAGTGTAGCTACAATTGTAGGCACGACCTGGCACCATCACAGCACCTTTACCACTTTTCTTGACCCATGTCTGGGTAGCTAGTTTTAGCTTGGCAACAGGTTCGCACACCCCTTCTACAAGGAGCATAGTCTCCTCCACCCCATTCTGTAATTCCCTACCAAGCTGTTCTTCTACCTTATCTATCCCACCTAATATCTCAGGACATTGTTTCCTTTCGACTTGGACCCTATGACCATCGTGTGCCATCCACATATAGTCAGCATAACCTTGATTATTTAAGGCGGAACGCATTGTTGGTACTGATTGTCCCACCAAGATTTCAATGTCCTGCGGTTCGAAGGTGTCAATAAATAACATGTTATACCAATCTCACTTTCATTTCATTGTAGTATATATTAGACTTCACAGGATGAGCGTCACATAGTCTTTGGATTGTTTTAAGTATAATTACATTCAATCACTCTCTTAAACGCTCAGATTCTCAATACAGAGTGTCTAATAGCTTGACATAATATTACTACCGCTACACCTCACCTCTTATCATCTTAATCATATTAGTTAGCTTTGGTATAGTAGGTTCAACTAACTTCATACCCTCTAACTCCTTTACCTCACACAAATCTACCTCACACCTTGGTACAATCTTCTTCTTAGGCGGATTAGTGTTAGGCACATTTTCAGCAGTTATATAGGTGTGAACGATAATATCCGCACTATCACCTATACCATCCCACCCCTGCATTTTACGTTTACCGGTTGGCTGTTGTTGCATTATACCACCAGCACCAGGCATTAATGCATACTTGTCGGTGGCATGGTGTGTAATAATGAGGTTTTTTCGGTAAGCATTAGCTTGGTAAAAGATAGCCCTCATACGGTCATTAGGTTCTCTATACTCCTGTTGCATTAATTGTACACGAAGTTTTTCACCTGGTTTCACCTGTCCATTAGGCATCATCTGGAGTTCCTGTTTCTCCTGTAAATACCCCTGTGATGATATAGTACGTAGTAATGTGCCAGTGTCAATAACGATGGTTCTACACTGTTCTTCTGGCATCTTGAGTAGGTTCATATAATCCACCAACCATTGAAAGAATAGTTCCTTCATACCAGTAAGTATTTTAGTCGGACGTATTGTTGCGGTAATAATATCTACCTGCTGCATAGGCATAACATATCGCATCTCATGTTCTGTACCTTGCATATCCTTATATACGGAGAATATTTCCTTATCCCTTACCCAATCGGCAATAGGTAAGTTATCATTAACGTTACGAGTAGCTCTCCTGTACCCACCAAGGTCTAACTCCATGTAACCAATTGGTCTATCACCAGTTAAAGCTAAGGTGGATTTGCAGGACTTATCTTCACCCCATATTCCTATAATCATATTAATTCCTTTCCTTAATCAAACTCCTTTATCTTGCTGGCAAATTGCCTTAATTCCTCTGGAGTAAATGTACCAGTTATATGGAGTATACTTTCACCATCTATTATCTCGGGTCTTGCTGTAGCTATTATGGTATTATCTACAACCCAGTTTGCTAATATGGTAATCTCATCCATTATCTATGTTCCAATTGACCCTTTGGACAATGCATACACACATCACAATAGGATTTACACCTAGTACCAGACCAGTTTTCCTTCTCAGTACACAGTGTGTGACACTCTCCTAGTTGTAAGGCATTAAGTAGGTCAGTGGTCTTTTTCTGAAAATACTCCCTAACCATATCATCGTCAAGGTGTGGTATATTTATCATATACATATTACGGTTAAGACCACGACTATTGGCTACCGCTAATCCACCATCCCTAACTGTGACCTGTAACTTCATCCTACTAACAGTAATATTGAATTTTATCCAGCAACATGATACGGTAGCGGTTTTGTTGTAACTCCGCTTCCTCATTATCAATAGCATTATTCATACGGGACCAGGTAGATACCATTTTAGGAGAGCCAGCCTTACCCCACTTACCTGATGATTTATACACGGCACCAGATGGGTCAGGTCTCTTACCAGTCTCCACTAGTCCTAGGGCTTTTTGTACCTTATAACTACCCCATGTTTTATAATCTGTGATACACCAGCCAGCCTCAGGGTCAAATTCAAGTAAGTCAAAGATATCCCTATCATCACCGGTTAATGGAATCTCAGAGGGTATGCCAAGTTCCTTAGCCACTTCCTCTAATTTATTATGATGCAGAGTACCCAGTAAAGCAAAGGCACTACCATCCGGGTCCTTAACATATGGTTGTGTGAGTTTCAAAAACTCCATCATAGTACCGTTGAGGAGTTGGGTAGTTGATGGTGTGCCAGTCCACTCCCTTTCCTTACCTATATAATGCAGAGTGGGTAGAGTAAGACAGCGGTCACCCATCCTACATGATTTGAAGCAACCTTGGAGTGTGGTAACTTCCTTATCTGGACAGATAAATCCTTCTAACATGATTGTACTCCTTTTACCTTATGATTATGTCGTTAGTATTACTGGTAGTATAATTGTAGGGTACAAACGATATAGTTGTGTGGTTGGTTGTATTACTGTCCATAAATCCACCACTATAATTAATTGTTGTACCTGTTAACCCATGTGTTTCATTACATGGACCATAGCTTGGTTTCTTCGGTGCACCTTTGCTCACACACATATTATACTCCTGCTATTGATGGATTTTTCTTCAAACCGTCCTCAACTACCTTAACATATTCCTTTTGTTTAGGTGTATCCTTGTTAAGTTTCTTAACCCTGTGTTTGGTTAGCAGATTATCAAGGGCTTCCTTAAGACCATCATCACCTATGAATACAGCGTTATGGTCTCTGAGGACAGACATTACCTCTTTAATACCTACCGTGAACTCATCGCTGACCTTCTTACCATCTTTATGTGGCGGTGCTCCATCCTTAACACATATTAATACCTCCCTACATGCTCTTTGAACCAATCGTCAATACCCTGTCGATAGTTTTCACTTACTTCACCAGATATATTCTTACAATCATGTAGTATAATAACCTGTGTTTTGGTGTCCACCTTCATTAAAATAGCACCATTGTCTACCATATTCATAGGTAGATTCTGGATAATAAACANCATAGAGATTACCAAGTACTACCATTCACTTGCTGTTTTTGTTCCTGTATTAGTTTAGTTCCATCCTCTTGCCACATATTTAGGAAATCTTGGAGTTTAACTCCCTGTTCACCATCTGTACTTGACATCATTTATTCACCTCTAATATGGGTAGCTCGGTCATTCTCGCCACATACGACCGATAGTTTTCGTGGACACTACCCCTGACAGTAAAGTGTGCCCGGTGACACTTACACTAGGCGGTAGCCGGCGGTTCAGCCTTATGGTAGACACCATCTCCATCAATTGTGAACGCACCTGAAGAGACAATCTCCGGAACGAATTGTCCTCCAAGTATCTTGTTGACGAGTTCGGTATCGACCCTAACAATGTCGTTGGTGAATACGACCTGTTGCCAGTCCGCGAGCGTCTTACCATCAAGTAAGTCAATGGCCTCCTGCATAGCGGTTTTGCCAGTGGCAGCAGAACCATCCGCCGTAGTACCTGTGGTAGCAGGTATTGGCGTTGATGCATTGAAGCCTTCAACCTCCATAACAGTCCAGCACTCTACAGGAATTTCCTTACCCTGTTGCTGGTTCCAGATTGGATGACCACCAGTGATAACCCATCGCTGGCGTTTACCTCGCAGGAATTCCTGTCCCTTGACCTGTTCTGCTGGCGCATCATCGGGTAGACCGGCGTTGATGATATTGTCAATAGAATGTCCAAGGTAACCCATGCGAGACCTTTCTCTGGTAGACTGGGATACGGCGATTTGTGCGGTTGGTGCCAGGTATGGCTCTGTAGATTCCAGGACCTCAAGCTCACCAAAGTTATAGAGAACCTGTAGATACGGTCCGCTGTTGCCAGTTCTCATAACACCGGTAATTTCGGTGAGTCTACCATAGAAATCTCGGAGTGGTGTTGTGAACCCACCGGACTCAAATCCCCTGGTCTTAAGTTGTGCGAGGACTTCCTCTATTGGTATGGGTACTGCGGATGTAGTTTCTTCTGGCATTTTAATTATTACCTCCTTCTGATAATTTTTCCTCTGCCAGGTTTACAGCTGATGCAACCTCTTCCGGGTCGTCACCTTCTGCTGTGATTGTGGTTGTTTCAGCTATGGTGTTTGGATTCTCAGGGTCAATCTTGTGGTTGACCTTCTCTATCTTGAACATTAATTGTGGCACGTTGTTCCTCCCTTTCTCGGTATTCATTAACCGCAATTTCTACTATTTTACAACCATTACACCCCCTTAGTAACGCTGTACCTTTAATCCACATGATTATATGAGGTGGTAGTCTCACATTATAGGTTTTCTTTTCTATGTGTAGTGACATATTAGCATTATAGCACAAGGTAAATAGCTTGTCAAGTTACCAACTATTGCAACTTTACCTGGTTCAGCTTCACCATTATTTCTTCCTCCTGTAACGCCTTGAGAAGGTGGTCAAGTTGGGCTTGGGTGATTGATTTTTGTAAATCAGATTGGGCAATTCCGCTTTGAGGGTCTTTATCTCTACCAAAAGACCTCCACCACTTATTAACTACTCTTCTTATTTGCTTGTTACTTAATAGGTCACTCATCTTTTACTCCTTTAGTGGTAGGGGCAGAGTGGTGCAATCGCCCGTCTTTGAAGATTATCATGGAGCAGGCGCGAGATACTTCAACGGTCGTTTTCCCTATAATCACAAGCTGCATCACCATCCACACACTCCGAGCAGTTATGTTCTAGCCACCAACTCTTGTTCATCCCTGTTCTCCTTTCAGGTAGTTTACTCCGAAGTCACGTTGGGCGCATATCAACCTGCGGCGTTTCACCCATTCTGTAAGATGTTTTAACCTATCATAGTACTCGTCTATGGGGTCAAGGTGAGTAAGCCCAATGGTTGCCATCTGCTCAATTTCCTCTTGCTCATCCCCAGTAAGTGGCGCATTGTATATCTCTCCCCAATCCTTATCTGTCAGCACCGGTGGCNNNGGCAGNGANGAGANAANGGTTTTAAGCCCTTCTTCCGTCAGGAAGAAATAGCCATCCTCCTCAAATATTTCCTTGTCGAGTAGTAGTCCCCCAGTTGCAGCTTTTTTCTTCACGTTCATTCGCTCCGGTCTTTTATAATATTCATGTTGATGGCAGTCAGTATTGGCGGTATCGCTACACGTAAGCCTCTCAACCTCAACAGGGGCAAGCTCAGACACCCTATTCAGCATCAAGCGAAACATATGCCCGTTCATCGGCTTAGCTTTCATATCCATCATGGCCAGTCTTGCCGGCCTGGTGTCTTTCATGCCGAGCCGTGCAGCGATTTCAGCACCCTTGACGTAGTAGTTACGGTTCAGGATACGGCGTACCTGGGCTTTAATATCCTGCATGGTTTCCGGTGTGGTTGCTGTTGTCATGGTAGCCTCCAAATAGACTGAGGTTTATTGTGGATACGTCTCGAAATTCGGGTATTCTTTCGGCCACTCTCCACCAGCTGATGGTGCGTACGGCATGTTCTTCCGCAATCTCTCTGCTATCTTCCGCCTTGCTTGTGACAAAGGTCGTGCTATTTCGGGATGCCAGTGGTCATGCGCTAGGTGTTCTTGCTCAATCGCCAACAGAAGATAAAGGGCGCGATTCTGTCCCTCCTTTAACCCTGCTTCAAATCCGCTTATTATCATCATTCCCTCCACGGGCTACTGCCCGGTTAATTCTTTTCTTCAATATTCTGTACGGATACCCAACTGCGATGAGAACAACAGCCAGAGCCATAACCAGCGAAAACACTGACGGGCAATATATGTTGTCAAAGGTTTCTACTAATCTCCATCTTATTCTACTCATTCCCCTGCCCTTTCCGGGCCACTGCCCAACTGTTATTTATCGTATCTTGTGTTGGTTGTAATTCCGGCTTAAATCCGGGTTGACCCATTTCTGACATCGTGGGCAATATCGCATACGAAAATCAGTGGCATGGGTTTTATAGTCCTCCGAGGTATACTGCTGGTATCGTTCGTTGTCAGTTAGACCATCAAACCCTTTCCCATTGGCATCATCCCATTTAAGTCCAGCCTTACCACATTCGGGGCAATATCTTATTCTCATCATTCCCTCTCTTTCCGGGCTATTGCCCAACTGTTATTCCCCAGGCCATCCAGTACGACAGACTGGCCATTACTATCAAGGCTCCTGTCCACTTTAGTATCTTTATGGTTTTCATTTCTGTTCCTTCGGAAGCACACGGACGTAATTGGTGTTAATCATATTTTTCTGGGTTTGTCTATGGGAGACACACATTGCACAGTCTGGTTGGCACCAACTAAATCCTACCTTTGGCAGTTCTTGGTCAGGGTCTTTTATGAGTATGGAAGGGTGATTTAACACCTTGTTGAGTGTCGCTGATGCGATTGCGGAATATTCAGAACAGAATATGGCTCGGCTCTCCGCATTATTGTTTACTTCTTCAATGATAGTCGGGTCTGTGACCGGACTCACTATGTCAACCATTTCTTTGTCTGTCAACCGACACTCTTCCCTCACCTTATCGTATTCATTTGAAGGTTCTTCCCGTAGGTCATTGTTTGCTTCGTTAGTCATTGTTTCCTCTCTTCACCAATCTTACATTTTTGGCATGATACCAAGTTCTGCAACATCTATCACATCTCTCCTCATTATAGTTAGGTTTTCTCTAAACCCTCTGAGTTCAATGTCCTTTAACTTACCTTCAGCATTCCTCGTTTTCTCAAATCTTAGTTTTAGGTCAACCGTATTATTATCCTCATCCTCTCCCCTGCTTCTCNACGTAAATAATGGTATCAAACCAACGAGGGAATGTGCTACCACCAAATATGTCCTCAGGTCCATAATGATATTTAGTGCCCTCAACACCTTCAGCCTGTCTAGTATGGTGTATAAGTACAAGGGATATATTATACCTAGACCTTAGCATATTCATCCTATCTAGGAATTGTCGTATTTGGTAGTCTTCAATTAGGTTAATAGATACCGATGTATAGATAGGGTCGATGATAAGTACCTTAGCACCAGTACGTTTAAGTTCCCTCTCTATCTCAGACGAATCCCCAACCCTTGGTCTATACTTGAGGTATAACTCTGAGCATAGGAATAGGTTATTAGCAGTTTGTATATTACCAGTCATATACTTAATCCATCCGCTCACGTTGGAATAGTTGTGGTATCTCAGATTGGAATGAATATACCGAACGTGGGAATACTTTATATCCAAACCAATCTCTACCAGATGCTATGGTAAATGTAGTATGCAAGGCTAACATAGATTTCCAAGTCTCCCTGTTCCCCATAGATTAGTAGTGAACCGTTATCAATAAATACCGCTTTATCTATTACATATCTGTATTTTGGTGGTTGCCAGGCAACTAGTTCTTGTGGTGTGTAACCATATAGGCGAGAATCAGTCATTAACTAACCCTTTCTAGTATTTCATTACGCTTTACCATTACTAATTCATATAATTCTAGGTTTAACAGTATATCACACACTCCACCATCACATTGTGGTTTATATTGTCTGCATCCATCACACGATGGTAAATTATCCTCACTATACCTAAGATTACACCGTTTTATCCAACGACTCACGGTGCTAGTATCTACCTCGTCTCCTAACGAGTGTGCTACTACGGATAACGAACCAGTTAGCAGTATGTCAGGGAAGGTTACATTATACCTCTGCTCTAGGTATTTCATTAATGGCGTTTTCTTTATTGGTTTGATATATGGTTTAGGTCTCACAGTCTTACGCTTGCCTCTCTGGTGCTGAGTTGTAATGATACCTAACTCACGCTCAACTGTGGCTCTGAGTTTATCCGGTGTTGGTTTATTACTCATACTTATTTAGGAACCTCTACCCATTCTATAGTATAATCCTTTAGTTGATTACCAAATTGACCATACATATATGGAAATAAGAATATCTTGGCTTCAACTCTAGTCATATTAGCTTGGTCTGCTAGTTGCTGGTATATATCTCCTTTTGTAGGGTCTAAATATATGACTTTTTTTACTCATACTAAACTCCCCAATCTACTAGTATATACCTGTATGCCAGGTATAGTATACCTAATACCATTACTATCATTATTGGCGGTAACCATATCTTCACAGGTCTACAATCCTTTCCAAATTTACTAACGCTTAGTTACCTTCATAGGTTTAAGTTACCATGATTTACACCTCACTAGAATTTTATAAATATAATACTACTTAATATAATTCTATCTACTATTCCTCCTATTCCTTTCCTCCCTCAATGCAAAGATTCGGTTGCGAGCTTCAAGGCGGTTTGATGGCTTACTCACCTCAGTTTCAGGTATACCGAGTTGGGCTTCTAGTTTGGCTATAGCCCTTATCTGGGTACCTAATGGTTTGAAATTCCAGCTTGAACCTGGTTGGATTTTCTCAGTCATTATACTAATTCTACCTTGCTCAAATTGATTGGTATATTGGAATAATATTCCAACGCTTAGAACGTTCACGTATACTTTTGGCATTAGGTGGGTGTTTGAAACTCATAGATAGAATCTCCTTCCTTTTATACGTTCCCATCCAGGTTTTTCTTCAAATAATACCTTATAATTTAACTCACATTCCGAGCAGTAAAACTCATCACCCTTGACTAGGTATATACCATCCGTCTCGCAGAATGGACAGTGTTCTAGAGGCAGGAACCTATACAGGTGTGTGCTTTGCCTATACTCATGTTTGATTCCAATATAGGTATACTTGCACGAGGTTAATTCAATAACCTTTATTTCTTCTTCAACCATAATTTTGATAGTAACCTCTTAGTTCTGTATGTTTTCCTGTTTTTGGTACTCATACACCTTACTATTGGACGGTACTAGGCTATGTGAATCTAGGAGAACCTCGATTAGGTGATAAGTAGAGTATACTGACAAACCTACAGCCATAGTCTCAAGCTCATCCTGTCTCACTATACCGGCGAGGTACCAATTCTGTAAGATAGTGGTGATAAGGGCTTTGCGGTTAGTAATTATGGTTATATCCATACCTACTCCTGTAGCCTCTTAGCCTGTTTATTTATCTCTCCAAATTGGAAGGCTATCTGGTCATACATCCTAACCTCTCGTTCAGCGGTATATATTACCTGTGTGAGAGCATACCATCTCAGTTATATCTGTCTGCCTCTCCTCACGCAGATAATCCCAATATTCCTGTTCAAGTTTAGCACCAGCATTGGACGAGAATGGAATCATGCAGTCATAGCATACGGTCCAGTCTTGGTACAACCAGCGAGTATTGTGACCTGTACATTCGGTACACATATGGGTAATATGAGTGCCACCTTTATCCCAGGCATCACGGTCTCTATACCATTCCATTAACTGCTGTGATGGTGGTAGGTTATGCTCACAGTTGTATTGAATTTCAAGACCTGGTATATATTGACCATCTACCTGAAAACTCATGCCTTTACCTCAGCGAAGCAAGCCGGACACAATGCATGAGTGCCATTGAATACAGGTACAGGAAACTCTGTTATCTCATGGTTACAAAAATCACAGAGTATGGTATGGTCTGGTATTGGTATATGCTTCTCAAACCCACCACCATAGATATGAGTTACTCTACCTTGAAAATGTTCCTTCTCATACCAATAGAATGGTATATTACCATCAAGTTTGGTTTTGGATTATCTCTCGTTTTGGTTCAGTCATTCCAACACCTCATATAAGGTAAACAGGTCCTCTAGACTGTAGTAATCAAACCACACACATGGACACGGTTGACATACATGAACCTCACGCTCAACATATCCTGTGCTATTATATACCTCATATACCGTACTATCTTTTTCACCACACATGGGACATTTGGTCTTCATGTCCTTCGTTTTTTTGGTTGCCTTCATAACACCTCCTCAAAGTGGTAGATATACACTACCATATCGCCACAATCACAGGTCCAACTAGTTTTGATGGTATCATTATCTGATTCACACACCTCTATGAACCTGAGTGATTGCTCTCCACATTCTGGGCACCACTTATTTGGTTTATTTAACTCCACCATTGTTCACCTTTATAATGGTTTAATAAACATGTCGAGTAGGATACGCTTGATACCTCGCCAGATAAGTTTGAACCCATTACAGTGGAGCCAATACCTTTCAAGGTCGATGATTTCCAGGTTCTTCCCAGTTATCTCATTATTGGCGGCGTGTAATGACCGTTCCCTATCTGTAATTATGTCCAATAATTTGGTATGATTACTATTCTCTATCCACTGATATCCAGGTCTATCAAAATAGACAGAGAGTGTAGTTGAGGTGACCAGCGTGGCTTTATCACCCCTTATTCTCATCTGCCAGCCGGGTGTTAGGAATTGTCGCATAGTCTCAATGGGTTGACGGAATACAGCCTCATTATCTATACCTTTGAACGTTGATTCCTCAGACATAATACTTTTACCTCACAATCTTTCTGACCTCATCAGTTGTTCTGGCTTCCAACACCGAAATCATTTTCTCTGCTATACGGTGTTTCATATATTCAAAATCGTCATAACCCACTGGTTCATAAGTGCTAGACTCCAATGTCAACATCATAATGGTAACAACCTGTGAGCAGGCTAACTCGGATTCACAGCCGATGCAGTTACTGTGTGATGCTTTCCATGTAACGCATGTGGCAGTATGTATCATTGGAATATTACCACTAATTTTCACTACCATCTCCTGTATAGCATCACTTACACTTTCTTCCTCTAACATTTTTACCTCCCTTAGTATTTAAGTTCCCGTACCTTGATAATGAAGTGGCAGGGATTGTCATAGTGATAGCCTAATTCATTACAATCTTCGCCATACTGTTTCATTAATGGGCATTTTTCAATACAGCCTACATTACCACTGTAACTTGGTTTTACATACTCACATAGTGGACAGTTGTTGATATAGGATTTTCTGCACCACTTTGAGCCAGCACTTGTTTCAAGGAACCTAAACTTATTAAGACCTGATGCCTCAATATCCTTCCATATCCTCTTACATTGGTATATGGCAAGTAGTCTATTCATGGTTTACCTCCTTTCCTCAATACTTAGCAATTATGCTACCACTATACACCATCTAGGTTGATGCATAGTAGTAGGATAACTATGTCCTTGGTTTAATAACATTCAGGCTGACCTTAATATCAGAGTTATCCACTCCGACAAAGCCATTAGTGGTAGCTACTACCAGGCTCCTACCACTTGAGCTTGGTACACCAGATGAAATAGTAGCTGTGATGGTGAGTCTATCACCCTCTACCTTGATTTCCATGGTGTCCTCCTTTCCTTATACAATTTTCCTTTATACACTGGTTACAACGTGCATCCGGTCGACATTTAGGCATTACATCCTCCTTGCAAGTTCGTGTTTGTGGTTGAGATACAGTGTGGTACTCACCCTAGTACCACAGTTCTTATGTCCTGTATAGGTCTGGTTTGAATCACTCAGGGTACGGATTCGTATGTCGCCTTTAGACCCACCACATATGTCACAGGTCTTAGTCATTGATAACCTCCTTAAAAAGGTAGGACTACCCAGTCCAATCCTCGTACTTCCCTATTAAAAGGTGTGAAAGTGGGGTCGCCACTGGGTAGTCCCGTCATTATGCTAATTGGTGCTGACTTCATAGTGTGATACCATCTTAAGTAGGTATTAATATATTTTCTCCTTCCATTATATCATAAGGTATTGCAAATGTCAATAGAACAACAGTTCTGAACATATGTTCTAAATACTCCTACTACTTAAAGCCTTCATATCTTTATAATACCTACTATAAACTCCCATATCCCTATCAGCCATCATAGTGCCTACCTGTAATTGGTCAAATTTAATAAAACTTAGAGCTAATCTAAATCTCTCTATTTGCCTGACTGATTTAAGATATGGTAGTAAAGCCTCACAAAATCTCCTCACTTGATTATTACCACCTATCCTCCATACATATGAACGTTTGTTTCTGTGTTTTACTGAGTTACCAAATACAGTGAAAGGTTCTAATAACCCAACATCATTATTGGTTATTGTAACCGTAAGACTGTATTGTGTTGATAGGTGTATGTTACCTTCACCCTCAAATAACCCAGTCATCCAGGCTAATTCATTACTTTCCATAGTATACCTCCTGTTTATATTATATCATGGGGTATAGATTTTGTCAATAGTGATAGTGTTCTAGTTTACATAACACAAAGCTGTGACCTCTATCATACCATGGTGTTTATCCTAAAATGCGCTCATATGTTCTACTCATGTCCACCATTCCTATTCAAGGTAAAAGAAAACCCCGCAACTGGCAACTAGGTTGCAGGGTAATCTCTCTAATAGGCGCCTATTTATCGTGTATGGTTACTTGACCGGGACCAATGTCCCTTCCGCGATTTGCCCGTGTCTTGACCGCGTTCTTGATTTGCCAGGTCTTGGAATTAAGCTGTTTCTTATCAGCACCGGCATCCTCCACCGCTTTTGCGAATTTGGCCTTGTCCTCATCATTGGCATACTTGTCGTACACCTCATCGAGGCTCATGCCATACTCAGCTTTGGTCTTGCCGGCTCCACCAGACCCGCCGGATGAGGATTTTCTGAGGACCGGGACTTTGAGTGCCAACGAATCATTGGTTTGTGGCACGCCATTTACATCGAGTGTACCGCGTGGTGTGTAGGTGAATCCGTTAGCTTTTACATCAGCCAGAATGTTATTGAGGTTGGGGATTGCCTGGACGGTTTTCAGCAGACTGGCANTGGTTTGTGCGCGGATACCGGCAAGTGCTTCCTGTTCTTTGAGTGCCTGCGCGGCCGCCTCCTTGGCAATTTCCGATTTCCGTTTGGCGATTGCCTGGAAAGCTGCGTTGAAAGCTACATCGTTGCCGGACTGGATAGCTTTGTTTAGGTCCGCCTTAAGCTGTTCCATCGTGGGCTGTACCTTTACCTCAGCGGGTTTATCCTCAGCTGGCTTGCTTTCAGCTGGCTTGTTGGTAGGTTCTGTAGTCATATTGTCTCTTTTCCTCTCAATTTTTATTATTGATTGTATTGGTAGGCAACATGACTGCGTTGCTACTCAGTCAATGCTATATTCAGTTTTCCTACTTGCTCAGTGTTGCTACTTTTTACCTCACTATCTTATTTAGATACTACAATTATACTATAAGGTGAGAATTTACTCAAGTCTAACCACAGTCATTGACAACACTTGACATCGTTCTATCTTATCCATACTCACTCATGCTCACTCAATCGCACGTTTTCAAATAATTACCTAGCACATATGTTCTATAGGGTCATTAGCACAACCGTTCTGCTTAACATAACAACCTAACAGAACATATGTTCGCATTACCATCTAGCACATTTGTTCTACTAAACCGAGGGTTGACATAATACCTATATAGAACATACGTTCTTATTCTATAGGTAGCACATATGTTCTGATTGTGGTACTTGACATAAGGTACGGGTGTATCATTTACTAGATGATTTTGCTTTTCACCTAGACTCTCTCGCAAATTTAATTTTTTCCAGCCAAATACTAACCTAACCTATATTTTGCGGTCTGTATAAGTCCGTTGATAGAACCTACCGTCTCAACGCCATACCAAGCACAAACAATATCAACATTACCTTTACGCCAAAAACCCTCAGGACAGTGAACAATGAGATAGTCCAAGTTCCAATAGCGTGATTGGTGATTGAGTACCAGGCTCAAAATGCATAAGGATAAGGTCGGCATCTTGTTGGGCACCTAATTCCCATTCTACTTGTTTCCTAAACTTCTGGTTTTTAATACTTTGCTTCCATGAAGAATCCCAATCATCACGGCGTGGGTTCAATACCGTAGCATCGGTTAGTGCCTCGGCAACTCTCTTTTGCCAGTTTTCAGCTTTACCCATTTCGATACTACCAGCCAAGAATACGTGTGGCCTCAAGGTGTTCTCATAATCATTTGGTGCTTTAATTTCCATTTTCTCCTCCCTGCATAATCAGGTTTGGATAAAACCTATACAACTCAGCCGGCATCTCATCACCAAGATACCGGAAAATCTCCGCATGTAATTCAATGCGATTGGTAAAACCATAATCATACTGTTCCAGCATGGTTTTAATCCTAATATTCCTACGTATTAGTGGGGTGATGGTGGTATTAAATTTCTCCTTTAAGTTGGATGGTAACAATCCATATTCAATATGGGCATACTCATGTCCTAGCACGCCGGCATTTGCATATGGTGGACTTATCAATATTTTCATTAGGCTCATCCATGTTAACCCAGCACCGTTAAATGGATGAATCTCTACGTCCACATTGTTAGCCATAAACATAGTTGGTATATCATATTCCTCATAGCAATCGGTAATAAGCTCATCAACCGTGATGATTGGTCCAACATAGTCAGGTTTCTGTTCTGGATGCGGTATCACATAGCGATGATATAATCTATAATCCAACACCTTACACATGTTTATTCCTCCGTTTCCTCGGTACCATATCTAATTGTTCTATTAGGGCGTCNGTGAAATTACTGGGGTACTCCTTCACTTCCTCACACCACTTACATTGATATATACCCTTACCATGTATTTCTATCCAATGATGAGCACCAGTAGGTGAGTCCTCACACTTCCAAGATTCACTCTCTATATATTTCTTGTCTAAGGATTTCTCACTCATTAGTGGTTCTGTACTCCAATCTGTGGGCAGATAATTTAATTATTCAAAATCTCCTGCAACCACTTATCAGGCATCTTCCCATATTTTAGTATTTCAGAACCTAACACAATTATATCTGCATCTATCTGGGTAATTTTCTGTAAATAATCAGGTCTAGTCGGGTCTAATTTCCTCTTTCTCTGGTCCAATGCGGCTTTGCGATTTAATATCAACTTCCGTTGTCGAGTGTCCTCTTTCGATAGTTTTGGTTTCCTATCTCTAGTAATAGCGGTATATGGATTACGTTTAAGGTAATCTAGTCCCTGCATTTCCCAACAATGGTAATCATAACCCTCTACCTGGGTAACTACATGGTAAAATTGTTTGACATTCCACCGTCGACCATCTCCACCCTTATTCCAAAAGAACACCACAATCATGGGGTCACCTGCTTCTATCTTACCATGGCAGAAATTGCAGGTAGACTCTCTCTGGCACCACCGCATAGTAACGTTGGGGATAGTCATTAATTTCTAATCCATCCCTTAAACGTAAATGGAAAGAATTGAAAGAACAGCATCACTATGGTAAATTCAAATGATGGGTAGGACGTTTTAGTTATTGGTTCTCCAAGGGTGAATACTATCTTATCCATTATTCTTCCTATATCGGTATCCTTATCATATCCTTCTCAAGGTTATGAACTTTCCTTATCTTATCCCAATCCTTTGCGGCAACTACATAGTAAGGTAGTACAACCCCATGTTTACATTCAAATAGGTTTTTATTAAATGCAGGGTAGTGTACAGGACAATCTATCTCAACGGATAGCATAGCTCCGAGAGAATCAACCTCCTCACTAAATCCACCTTGCATGTAAGCTCCCCAAGGCATTATCTATTATCTCCTCANTTTCTTATTATATTATAGCATAAGGTTTCTCATTTGTCAATAGAATATGATGATAATATAGTATTATATTTATAAAATTCTAGCTATTGACAATCTGTAATTCTTATGATATAATGGAAGGAGAGGTGTAATATGCCAGAAAGTGAGACATTGGATATTGCCAGGTCCTACCTACCAATATTAGATGGTGAGGATAGTAAAAAATCCCAGTATTTATCCTATCGTATTACAAACTTTTCCAGAGCTATGGCTACTGAGCTTACCGGCATACATAGAAAAACTGTAGCACGTTGGAGAGAAGAGGACCCAGCGTTTGCTTGGATAGATGGTGAAGGCTTATCTGAGGCCAGGAAGACACTTGCCAATGAAGTCATAGACATGCAGTTTACCCGTAACTTCCACCTCGTCCTGCAAAAGGATTTCCGTATCCTGTACAAAGACCATATGAACTCATTAGGTACTGGTCTACCACTCACCGAAGAAGAACAGGCTTATATGCTTAAAATCCGACAACACTACACTCCTCAGTCCCTTGCTATGGTTAAACAAATTCTAGCCGGTGGTACAGTTGAGGAGCCTTTCAATTTCACAAAGCTTACTATGACCATTAAGCGGGAACGTGAGCAAATAGAGATTATAAAGGAGACTTAACATGACTAAGTATACCATCCAGGACGTATATAATGCGGTACATGGTCTAAGCGTTAAGTTATATGGGGAGAATGGTTTTGAAGGAGATATCCAACACATTAAAAATGACGCGAAAGAGGTTTGCAGTAAACAAAATGAACAGGATATTGACCTAAATAAGAACATACGTTCTACTGTCAGGTTATCAACAGAAATGACCATAATTAAATGGGCTACTAGTGTGGTAATTGTGTCAACCATAACTCTTGCACTTAAGGTATTACTCAATGGTTAAAGGATACAGAGCTACTCCAAGACAAAAAGCAGCTGGTTCCAGTAACATTAGAAAAGCTAATGTTATGAGGGTCGGTGTACGAGGTAGACGTTATAAACCAAGGAGACCAAAGCTATGAAAATTAGACCGGCAGTATTACTAGGTGAAATTATCCTAGGAATAGTATCTGTTCTGGGTATGGCCTGGGGTTATGAGCAAGTATCCTCAGCCGCCGTAGTTGGTATAGTAGCACTCCTACCTAAATTAGTTGAGACTGAGGCTAATGGTAACTGAAACAGCGGACAGTTTTCGAGACCTAGTGCTTCCAGGTAATGAGCGGAAGTTTATCGAAACCCTCATGGTAGTTGAGAGTAAAGACCGTGTGGTTAGACCGTTCAGGTATAATAACATCCAAGCCTTGGCAGATTCTCAGGAAACTGGTATGGATATATGGGTAAAACCTGGTCAAGTTGGTTTCTCCACCGAACGTATAGCTAAGAGGTTGGCCAACGCCCTATGTGTACCTGGAACCAATATTGTCCTTATCGCTTATGAGGAAACAATCACAGGCAAATTGTTGAGTAAGGTAAATTTCTTCTACAATTATTTGAATCAGTTGAGGATACCTGGCTTCCCTGAAATTCACCATGATTCCACGTATGAAAAGAGTTTTAGATTTTATGAGGACGGGGCTGTAGTTGGTACCTCAACAATGTATATTGCCTCAGCCCGTAGTTATGTGGCAGGTAGGTCTCAAACTATCCACCACCTCCTCTGTGATGAGTTTGCTTTTTACCCAGAAGGTTCATTAGAACGGGTTGTATTACCTGCTCTTGCCCGTATACCTACTGGTGGCACAGCAGATATATTTTCCACTCCAAATGGTGAAGATAATGACTTCCATGAGGTATATTCAAAGGCTAAACTTGGAGATTCCTTATTCACTCCACATTTTTACCCGTGGTGGTTTCATGATGAATACCAAATTAAGATTAATGATGAGCGGTTAAGGACCATACCAGAAACCAACTATGAGGAATTCCAATTATCTACTGATGAACAGTACCTAATGAATATACATGACCTTACATTTGACCAAATAAGATGGCGCCGATTTATGGTAAAACTTATGGAGTCCATGAAACGAGAAGGACAAACCAGAACTCTATTTGCCCAGGAGTTCCCAGAAGATGATGTTTCTTGTTTCCTCACAACTGGTGACATGTATTATGAGGAAGATGATATTGAACGTATAGCCAAAACATGTTATGATGCTCCTATCAAACATAAGGGGTTAAATATCTGGTATCCACCAGAAGAAGGTCAACGTTATATAATCTGTATTGACCCAGGTCAATCAAAGATTACTCAAACTAGTATTGGTGTTCTAACCTTCAAAAAGGATGAGGATGGATTCTCGTACCCAATCTGGTGTGCTCGCGATGTTGGATGGTATGCACCTGATGAAGATACTACAGAACGAGCCATTGAAACCTCAAATTATTATAATAGAGGTGAAATTACCTGGGAGGCTAATGGTCATGGTCTTGCCATTACAGCTTTACTTAAAAACCGTCGCCCTATCTATATGAGAAAAGATATAGCTAAAGGTATAGTCACAATGGTTCCTGGATGGTATACTAGCGGTGGTAAAACTGGTACTAAAGAATACATGCTAACTACCATCCATAGACATTTACCTAACCTAGTCTGTCATGATATTGAATTGGTAAGGCAATTAAGAAACTTCCGTAAAGTTCAAGGTAAAGTTGAAATACTTGGTCCAGACGATATCCACGATTCTCTCGGTTTAGGACTAGTATGTTATAATCCTACACCACTTAAACGTGGAATACAAGGGACTTCTGGTTTCAAATGGTAAGTAGTTCGAGGGGGATGATATGCCTAATTTAAGTACACCAGCAAAAGTCATAGAACGTGGTAAGAGTCTAAAGTCTAATTGGTCAAGACGTACCACCCAACAGAAGAAATGGTATGAAATGATTTCCCTTAAAGATGAGCTTGCCCAAGAAGGTATGGAGTCCGTCACCAGTAATGACCCACGTACTGGCTATAACCTCTCCAGACANCTGCTCGGCTCCTCAGTCATAGCCCATAAAATCAGTGATACCGATATTATACCAGAAGAAATTCCCGGTGTCTCCTATATTGAAGGTTATATGGAGAAACGGTGGGCTGAGGAAGAACGTAGGTACCGAATGATGGGAAGGAGAGGCTGGTTAGATGAGGTAAATTCCTTTATGCTTTCTCTCGGTTGGATTGCTGTCTTTGCCATGGTTACTAAAGATAAAATTTGGTCAGAAGTATGGCACCCTGCTGAATTCTTCCAAGATTTCTCTGCTGATGGTTTATCAGAAGGAGTGCATATCTATAGATTACCAGCAGCCGCCTGTAATCGTAGAATTAAGGTTATGAAGTATCCTATCAAAGTGGTACATGGACCGGTAGACGTATATGATTATTGGGGTTTTGATGATGCTGGTCAAGTAGTAAATGCCGTAGTTATTAATAATGAATTTGCTAAAAAACCTCAAGTAGACCCATACCTAACAAAGGTAGGACGTTTACCTATATTCACTAGTCCAGTAGGTGGTCTCCCCGACCGCGGGGTATTAACTGGCGGTATGGAATATCAGGACCATTACGGTGAAGCTGTTATTGCTACCAATATGGATTTAGCAAAAAACTATAACCGTATGCTTACCTTCCTCCAACAACTTATGAGAGATACGGCTAATCCTCGATGGTTTGAAACTAGTCAAGGTGAGTCAGCAATCCTTAGAGAGGAAGATTTATTCAAACGTGGTGCTATCTTCCGTGGAGCACCAGGAGAATCCATAGATGCTCTGGCGGTTCCTCCAATACCCGTAGAAGTGAGTGCCAGCCTATTTAACTATCAGAACCAATTACAACGTGGTTTATACCCATACCCGGTATTTGGTAATATCCAACAGCAGATATCCTATCTGGCTATGGCCAATATCGCCTCAGCCTCCTTACAAACATTGGCTCCATATACAGAAGGTTTGAGAGGTCTCCTTACTGACATTGATACCTTTTACCTTAACATGATGAAGGAAAATGGCTTCCGTCCTTATGGGTTTGAGATGCCAGAAAAATTACCTAAAGAACTTAACTTTGACGTCCGGGCAGATATTGAGATACCAGGATACCTAGTCCAGAGAGCCACAGTAGCTAGGATGCTTGACCCAACCTTCAAACTTTCTACCGATACAGTTATGTCCAGGCTCTTCCCTGAAATTAGAGATACTAATAAAGAGCAGGCTAAGAGTCGTAAAGATGCGGCGATGAACCATCCAAAAGCAATCATGGCTGACCAGGTATTAGCATACAGAGAACAGGCAAAGGTGATGAGAGAAGCTCAGGATTCAGAAGGTGCAAAGCTATATGAAACTTTAGCCACCTCTATCGAAACTGAATTAACCCAAGCTTCTCAACCACAGCAAGAATCTCAGGTATCTGGTGTAGAACAAGCTCTACGCCAGGAAGCCTTACCAAGAGAGAGTAGAGAAACTCCTCCTGGATTCGGGGGTGTATAATGACAAATGGTAATCTATTACCTCCATATGAGAGAAATAAAATTCCGTCTCCTCCACCTCGGCAGGATTTGATTCCTCCGGCTGAAAGAGTTGGTGCGGTACAACCAGAAGTTACTAAGTTACCCAGCCTACGTAACTTACAACCGCCTGCTGAAAGGTTTAGCCCCTTACAAAGTGCGGATAAGTTTGAGGAACTGTTTATCTCTTATTACAATGCTGGTGAAGAAGCCAGGAAAGATTTACAGAACCTAATCACTACATACCAACAAGAGCAAGGTCGTCTTGGTGACAGTACATTTGAGAAAGTTGGTAAGATTATAGCTGGTATAGTCTCACCATCTAATGTAGCCGAGATTCAAGTTGAAGCCGAAACAGCAGAGCAGATATCCGTATTATTACAAGATGCGGAAGATAAGGTAGAGAAAGCGGATTTCTTTGCCAGAGTCTATGGTCAGTCTCCACTCTTAATATCAACAGGTAGAGTGAGTGATGCCGGTGATATATTAGATTTACTAAAGGTACCTGAATCATTCTCTGAAGCCGATATGGATACACTGGAAAATGCTATCGCCGAAATGCTTGACATATATGGTATCAAAGACCTACCAGAATTAGCTGGTGAGATGGCTGTACCAGACTTACCAGAATTACAGGCTCCTACTGAGGTTTCCTCAATACCTATCAATATTAACCAACTCACAATTGAGGAAATAAAGAAAGCATTAACACTCCCTATTGCACCTGAACCGGTAATGACCGAAGAGGAATGGGTTCAATTCCTTATCGAATCAGGTCAAATTAGTGATAAGGCAGATTTAGAAACCGTAGAATATTATGAACAGAAGGCTGATGAGTTAATCCTAGAGTGGCAAGAACGTAATAACATGCTAGAAACTTATCGTACCGAAATAGCCTTAATGCCTGCATATGGTGTTATTGAATTTATGAAGGAAATGGCAGTTATGCCGGGGTTAGGTTTACTCGAATTAGCTGGTGTCTATTTTGAACATGTGACTATGCCACTGGCTGGTCTAGCTTGGAAGGATTATGTACCTGATTTAGAGGCAGCCTACCAAAGGTATGCTAAGGAAGAATCTACTTGGAAAGCACTTAGCCACGCTTGGGAGGAATGGGATGCACCAGGCGATGGCACCTGGGAATGGATACTTAAATATATGATAATGGAAGGTGCAGTAGACCCATTAACCTATGTAGGTTGGGGGATAGCTACCCGTCTCACTAGGCCATTTGGTGTATTCGGTCGCATTGTAGGAGCTACTGAACGTGGTTTAGCTTCTACTATGGAATTACCGTTTGACATGATAAAAGCTACTCTGCGTAGGTTACCCAAAACAATAGGTCAAAGAGCAGCCATAGCTCTAAACCGTTCTAACCAATATTCTCGTGTATTCATGGAAGATAGATATGGTGATGCTCTTTACCGTCTTAACATGAAACAGTGGATCCAAGGTGTAGAAGAAGCTATAGCCTATACTCTCTCTCATCCTATGACAGATAATCCAGCTACTCGTTTTGGTATGGAATTGCTACGGCATAGCCCTATCACTCGTGATGAAATCTGGGACTGGGCACAGAGACTTGGTACTACACTCCTAGATGGTGATGTCACTAAACAAACAGTGGAATCAGTTAACCGACTATTTGAAGACCTATTTTTCAAATATACCGGTAAGAATAAACTCCAAGTTACTAAAGAAGGTGCTGATGCCTTACTCCATATCTTTAATGCAGAGGTAACAGACAAAGCCTCAGCCATAGCTGCCAAAATACTCAACGCTCATGGTAAAAAGAATCCTCTCCAATGCCAGGTCATTTTGGTAGACTTAGTACACCATTAAAGGCTGCAAGGGGAACTGGCTAGGAGAAATTACAGAACCTATATCACCACTGAAGAATCAATCTTAGCCCTAGCTCGCCGTGAGATGGGGAGTATGTCTGGTTTACTTACTGATATACCTATCACTATCCAAAAAGCATGGACTACCAGTATTGATAAGTGGATTATCCGACCATTTGCTGAATCATATCTTACCTTCGCCCTATATGGTCCAATGAACATTATTGAAGATGCTGTCCGTACCGTATTAGGTGGTGTTGGCATAGGCCGTAAATCACCTCAATCCTTTGCTCGTAGGTGGGCTGGTATTAATTACGATAATGACCTTATGCGTGATGCGGTGTCTGAAACTATTGGCTATCTCCGCCAAACCCGTGAAGGTGAATTAAACAACTGGATACTACAAATAGGTGGGTTAGCTAAAGGCTTTGGTGATAAGACATTTAACCTACTCGTTAGACGTCCTGGTCATATTGGTATTGATATGCGCCGGAACTTCGTAGATAGAAAAGCATTACAGATACTTAAAGAACTTGGCGGTGATGCCTACCATAATCTAGTTAATGCTGGGCCTAAAGACCTTCCCGGAGTTAATAAAAATATAGCTAAAGAGGTACAGCAAACCATCACAGAGTTAAAAACTAGTGGTAATCCAGATTCTATACGAGCTTCCATGGATGAATTTACCTATAAGAATGTACATAACAAAGAGGTAGAGAGAATCCTAATGGAGCATCCTGATGTTCCTACCTCTATTAGAGACTTCTACAAGCGTACCCAGAAAGATGGAGACCTATTCCGTGATGGTGCTACTAGTATTGATAAGTCTGCATTGGTTGCAGATAACCTATTATTAGATGATTTTATTTCCTCACCTGAACGTGCATCTATCCAATTTGAACAATTAGCTGACATGCTCACCGAACTAGAAGTCACTAACCCACAGGAAATGGCCCGCCTAATGCAGAGCCTAAACTTAATGTCCAGTATTAGTGGTGCTACCCCAAAACAAATATTGGGTAGGGCAGTAGAGAGGTCAAGGGGATTACCTTTAGCTCAGAGGAACCTACATATGGCTAAGGTCTATGATGATATAGCTGATTTCCAGAGAAGGTCAAACGCCTCAATAAGGCAGTTAAGGGAAAAGATACGACAAGATAATATGTCAGGTTTATTTGATGATAATCCTAATTATATACTAAAATCAGAAACTCTATTTGACCTACAAACTGAAAAGTCTCTCCGAGCAGAGGAACTCACCAACGAAATTAATGCTTGGAGACATGAATGGTTTGCTAGAGGTAAGCCCAAAGACCAGCATATAGCGGACTGGTGGGATGACTTTTACCGTGAATCTACACAACGTCACCATGATTATAATGTGGAAATGGCTCAGTATGATGGTAGGATAAAGAACGCCATTGATGATGTGAATATATCTAGTGGTACTAGACTACCTACTAGACCAGCAATTCTCATCACAGATAGACCACTTGCCCCTAATGATGTAGCCTCATTACTTGGTGCTAGAGGTGATGATGTAAGCCGTGGTTTGCTCGATGTTATGACCGCACAGAATGACCGTGACATGTTTGTGGAATATGTTATGGCTCAGGTAAAAGCTAATGATATAGGGTTTAACCGAGAATCTGTGGGTAGAGTCTTTGACCAGATAATGGAATCCCTTAACGTCAGACCTGAAACTGCAAGCTGGATATCAGGTAAACGACTAGAGATGGATGCTATCCGTAAAGATTTACACACCCTCTATAATAGTAAACTCCTCCCTGATAACGAATTAGAGGCTATACAGAATTATATAGAACAGACGGCTAAGGCTGTAGAGGACTTGACCAGGTCTAAAGTTATTGGGGATAAAGATGTTGGTCTTGGTGAATTCTTAATTAAGAAAGAGGATTTAGACCAATACAAGGCAAATCTTGAATTACTGATGGACGAAGGTATGTCTAAGGTAGATGCACAGGCATCGCTGAGGATGGCATTTGAGGATGAAATTGGTCTTGACTTCGCCGCTCAAAGTAGGATGAGAGAAAAACTCACTGATTGGGCTAATGAGGTAAAGGTAACACCTGATAATATTGCTATTGCTGGTGGTAATATTGCTAAATTTAATTCAATTAGAGATGAGGTTTTATCAGACCCGGATATGTTACAAGAACTACATAAATTAGGTTGGAGTGAGTATGATATTAGAAGTGCCACTAGTGGAACTGAAATAGGTGAACTGTTACTTGGTGATTTGATAACAGTAAGTGAAGGTATTGGTACAACAGCATTAGAAGTGGAGCGTTTATTAATAAGGTACAGGACTATTGATTATTATACTCTTGGTGATGTGATAGATAATTGGTTTCATAATCCTAATAATGAAGCCTTACAGTTACTTGGTGATGTAGCCACCGATGATGTAGTCTACCGTGAAAGGATACAGTCATTACTAGCCGAGCAATATCCTGAAGGTCTCATCCGTATCTTCCGTGGTAGTGGTTCCGCCGGTCCCAAAGCATTGGAAAGGAAATTTACTAATGTTACTAGTAGTCGCAATACAGCTTTAGAATTTCAAAACACATGGGATTCCTTCAAAACTGAAGCTGAAATCCTAGCCCTAGTTCCTACTAAAGAGGAACAGAAACTTATAGCAGGATTTGTAGAAATCTTTGTTAACAGGGAATTAGATACTGGTGGTGAAGTTACCCCTTCCATGAGGCAACTCTTTGAGAATGATGCCAAGATGAGGGTAATGGCTGGACGTAGACCTTCTCCAGATATAGATAATATCCTAATCAAAAATGAGGATGTTATAGCTATCGGTGCTGTTGGTGAATCCGAACTCATTATACCTTCCTCTATACTCAAAGCTCGTATAGAACATCCTATTGGTGATACCATAACAGCTACTCGGTACCAAGACTATAATCAGCTCAGGCAACAGGCTATGGATGAAGCCCACAAATGGTACTACAAAGAGTTTACCGATTACTCCAATGCTAATGTCTTTGATGCCATTATTAAATCTATTTACCCATTCTGGACCTACGAATCACAGCGTTGGTTCTGGCTCCCACGCAGTTTTGTGAGGCATCCAGGAACCTTTACAGCCTTTGAGCGTTGGCAGGATAATACCGATTACGGTTATATCCATGTACCAGGCACAGACATAGATATTAACCCATTCAGAGGTACAATTTATGGCACCTTATCTACTAGATTAACCAAACGTGATTTCCCTGAATACTATGATTCATTAGGTGCCGCTCAAGGTTTGGTAGAATTCAGTGATTTCCTCTCTCGTTATGGTTTCTACCCAGGCGCTCATATTGGATTAGTAATGTCCATGTTTATGGGCAGTGAATCTCAGTTAGGTGAAGTCCTACCTGCCATGGTAAATACTCCTCTCAACCTCCTAGTAGGTATGTTCCCCGATAATGAAAGTGTAAAGTGGATATCTGACCATGTATTTAGTAACAGATTCAGAGACTACCTCACCAATGTTATTGTTAACCGTATGGGTGGTGATGGTTCCCTTATCTTTGCTAAGATGGCTGAGGGTAAAGAACTCACTCCAGAAGAACAACAGATATGGACGGATGCTAGACAGGAAACAGCCTACTACTCCTCCATGTTTGAACAATTCTCTCTATTCCGTTTCCGTACCGATGAACAATATGAAATGTATGAGAAAGCCGGACAAGTGATACAAGACCTATATGGATATACTCCTAAACAACAGGATTGGTTGAGAAAACATGGTTATCGCATATGGGACATGGTTGGCTCTCCATCACCCAGAGAACAGGAAATACTTGAGGAAGTAGATTATTATAGGTGGTCCGGCCAGGTACGTCCATTACTTCCATCCCAACAACAGAAAATACTCAACGAAATAGAGATAGCCTGGGACCAAGTAGAAACCTATAGTGAACAAGTACAGCGGAGTAAACTCCAACTACAAAGAGATTTCCTCTCTGGTGCTAGAGGTCCTAGAGACTACAATTCTGAGCTACTTAGCCTCTATAATAACCAACGACAATTTATTGACAATAAGATAGAGGAAGTACCTCTTATGGACCTACATAACCGAGCCGAATATAACAAAAAGTATGATATTGCCATACCAGTAATGCATCCAATGAAAGAGTTACTCAACCTCTATTTTGACATTGAACTAAAGGAAACTACCGACCCAGAAACTGGTGAGATTATCATGGATTGGGATAACTTCTGGGCGCAGAGAATGGCTATAGAGCAGTCCATACCAGAGGAGTTCCGAGCTGAATGGGATGAGTTTATCTCCAAAAATTCCACACGTATTGAGGAGGTGAGGAGAACAGTTTATTCTGAGTATTTCCGTACCTATAACCTAGTCTGGAATGAGATAGCTTCCACCTATAATAAACAGGAACAATCTCTCATTAATGAATACCTCTACCTAGAACGTACTGGACAAAAATTAGACCGTCAAGAGGAGATAAAAAATACTGTATCTGAAAAAACTGGTGACCAATTAATCTCCTCATTTAGGTCAGAAGTATCCGATGCAAGACGGGCACTCAGATTTAAGAATCCATATCTAGACGCATGGTTATTCTTTTGGGGTAGGACAACCAGCTTTGTAAATGAGTTAGTCGCCAGACCTCTATATGAACAAATTGCCAGGCAGACAGGTAGAGTGGTTGACTAGAATTGAGTATATATAATACTATATTATAACTTATATTCTAGCTATTGACAACGATATGCTAGTGTGATATAATAAAGGAAAGGAGGGATAATACAATGACAGACCAGACCTATATGGCAAATAGTGATGGCTCCATCTCTATCACCGATGCGGATGGTAAAGCTACCCGTTATGTGAAGGAATCAGACCTACTTGCTGTGAAAGGGGGCTCCGAACAGGCTAAAACCTCATTTGAGAATCAGGTAGCAACACTCCAAGCCCAAATAGCCGATACCAACACCAAACTCAATGAGACCAAACAGCTTCTGTTGCAGGAGACTGCCGCTAAGGAAAAGGCGGTTGGACAATTGCCTGAATTTGACACCTTGAAAACCAGGGTGGGTGAGCTTACTACGGAACTCAAAACGGCAAATGAGAAACTCACTGCCAGTGAGGCTTCTGTTACGGCCGGACTCCAGAATACTCTTATCACTACCTATAGACTGGACCCGAAAAAAGTTAAGGCTATGACTCCGGAAAAGCTCAGAGAAGTTGAATCCAATTTCCGTGAAACTGGATTCACACCAGTTACCAGTGGCACTACTCCAGTCTATGATGGTGCTGGTGGTGCTGGAGGTAACGAAGGTAAGAAAGATGAAACTACTCGCCTACAAGAACGTTACCCAACCATGAAAGTGGCCTAAAGGTTTTTAAGGAGGTAATATGACCACTATCGGAACAAAATATCTCAACCTACTTGACTACGCGAAACGTGAGCATCCATCAGGTGGCATTGATGAAATTATTGAGGTTCTCACAGCCTCAAACCCCATCATCATGGACGCCAATGTGATGGAAGGTAATCTACCAACCGGTCACCGTAGCACTCAGCGTTCTACTGAACCTACGGGAACCTGGCGACTACTCAATCAAGGTGTTGCCGCTGAGAAAGGCACCACAACCCAAGTTACTGATACCTGTGGCATCCTGGAATCCTACAGCCAACTCGATGTTGATGTAGCTTCCCTTAATGGTAATGAAGCCGCCTTCCGAGCATCTGAAGATAACGCCTTCATTTCTGGTATGAACAGTACGGTCGCTACTGCTATCTTTTATGGGGACCAGGGTGTTAACCCAGAGCAGATTTCAGGTCTTGCACCTCGCTATAATAGTACCACTGGTGACTACTCCGACGAGATAATTAATGCCAGTGGCTCAGGTTCTGATAACACCTCTGTCTGGCTTATTACCTGGGGACCCAAGACCTGTACTCTCATCTACCCGAAAGGCTCAACAGCCGGTCTGCAATCTATTGACCTTGGCAAACAACTTGTCAGGGATTCCAGCGACTTGCTCTATGAAGCCTACGTGACGAAATTCCAGTGGAAACTCGGTCTCGCCTTAATGGATTATCGGTATGTCATTCGTATCTGTAATATTGATAATTCAGACCTCTCCGCAGATGCTTCTACCGGTGCCAACCTGCTGGATAAAATGACTGATGCCTACTATGCCAGACCCACCATAGACCTTGGTGACATGGCCAAAACCTTCTTCTACTGTAATAAGACCATCGCCAAGTTCCTACACAAACAGGCTCAGAATAAGTCCAATGTTAATCTGACTCTGGATATGCCTGCCGGTAAACCCATCGTCAGTTTCCTGGATGCACCTATCAGAGTATGCGATAATATCACAGTGGCTGAGGCCACGGTAAGCTAAGGAGGAAAAAATGTACGTTGACAACCAACTTCTACTCAGTGATGCCCAGGACCTAGGTGATAGTGCCTCTGCTGCTACCGTATCTACCAATACGATTGACCTAGGAGCCACTAACGCCGTATGGCGTGGTCGTACTCTCTATGCAGTAATCATCGTTGATGAGGCATTTGCTACCGCAACCTCTATTAACTTCCAGGTAGTGACTGATACCGTAGCAGCTTTATCATCACCAACTGTCCAGATTGAAACCGGCGCTATTGCTATTGCCAGCCTTACTGCTGGACGTATGCCAATTGTTATTCCTATCGGTAGTGCAATTGGTACCGAGGAAAGGTATCTCGGCCTGCAGTACACGAGGGTAGGTTCTACAGCTACTGCCGGTAAAGTCACCGCCTTCATCGCCCTAGACCCGTTTGATAATGGTTAAAAAAGTCATGGAAGGAGAGGGATGAAATATTCCCTCTCCTCACCAGTAATAAAGAGGTTACTGTGGCTGTAACAAATCGTTGGAACCATAATTGGTATGGTGACCACAAATTCTATGGAGATACTACTGGAGCCTACGCCTTTTTTGATAAATCTGCTAGATTTACGTGGCAATCAGCCTGAAAGTTCCGCTGTATGCGGCTACCTAAGGAGTAATGATGGGTGCTTATGATGGTCAAACTGTCAAAGCTCTAATA